GTCGGCCGATCTGCCTACCCTCCTGCAGCTTCTCAAAGCACAGGCGTAACACCGGGGCTTCGGCCCCAATCATTCAATCGGAGGCCTGATGGCTACCTACATCACAGTGGCGGAAGTTGACGTCATCCTGGGTGCCGACTGGGCCGCCGAAGAGAAGAAGGCGAGGGCGGTCATGCTGGCAAACGCCTACATGACGTCGCTCAACCTGAGCGGCATCGACATGGACGCCATCCCGGACGACGTAAAGCAGGCTGGCGCTGAGTTGTCGAAGGTCGCGGCTGACGGGAAGCTGTATCAACAGCAGACCGAGGGATCGCTTGAGGCGAAGACCGTGAAAGCCGGTTCTGTATCGACCAGCAGAACGTTTGGCTCGCTCGACAGTAGCAAGGTCGTTGCGCAGCCCGCTGACGTACAGTTCGCGCTGGCCCTGCTGACGCCATGGCGCAGCAATCCTTTCGCCTTCAGCGTTTCCAGGGGGTGATGCATGGGGCTTCGCGAAGATATCCAGGCTGACATGGCCGAGGCTTTCGATACAGACCTGGCTGACGCCGTGCAGGCTTTCACTGGCGGCATCACGCTTCCCGGCACGGTTGACCCGGTTACCGAAGAGCCGACCGGCGAAGAGGTCATCGCGTACACAGGTCGCGGCGTCTTCGATGGGTTCCGAATTGACCTGATCGACGGCTTACGCATCAAGGCCACTGACAAGCTGCTGATCGCGCTCACCAATGAGGTTGTCGGCGGAATCCCGCAGATCGGCCACAAGATCAACGGCCTGGATGTGCTGGCCGTAGAGACTGACCCAGCAGGCGCTCACTACGAAATCCAACTGAGGGAAGTCTGATGAGCTGGAGCATTCCCCCTACTGCATTCATTGCCCAGATCGAAAGCAATCTAACAAAGCAGGCCAGAATCATTGCTATGGCGCTTTTGAGTGAAGTTGTATTGCGCTCTCCGGTTGATACCGGGCGCTTTCGCGGCAACACCACAATAAGCATCGGCGCGCCGGTCTTCGCCAATACCGACACCATGGATAAAAATGGCGCCAGCACTATCAGCGCGGGGCAAACAGTCCTGAGCGGGCTGAAGCCGTACACGGTCATTTACTTGCAGAACAACTTGCCGTACGCAGAGAAGCTCGAACTGGGCCACTCCAAGCAGGCCCCGAGCGGGATATTCGGCCTGGCCTTCGCGGGCGTTGCAGCGGCGTATGGATCATGACCTACGAGCAGATCCGACAGGCCATCGTCGGGCGCATGGTCACGTTCACCGGCATCGAGCAGGCGCGCATCTTCTATCCGAACGCGCAGTACCCCAAAGACAACCTGGACACCTCGGGGGTTTTCAAGCCTCCGGCCACGGGGCTGTGGTGCCGCCTCAACATCGGACACGCCACGGCATTCATGGCTGGCATGGCCGATCAGCCCTACACCCGAAAGCCCGGACAGATCGTCGTGCAGTGTTTCGCCCGGGTGCGTACCGGCATCAAGGGCTTGAACGAGCTGGCCGACGCCCTTGAAGCTCACTTCGCCTACTGGAATCAGGGCGAGCTCGAATGCATGGAGGCCAGCCAGGTCGACGCGGGCGAGTTCGAAGGTTTCTGGCAAGTAAACGTAAACATCCGGTTCCGCGCCGGCTGACCATCAGCAAAACCCATCCCACCCGCCATTGAGCGGGTTTTTTTATGCCCACACAAAGGTGGAAAAAATGAGCTCAGGCGCCAAGGTCACGAGTTATCTGATTGCCGAGGTAACCCCCGGCGTAACCCCAACAGGATCGTTCGATACCCTGCGATTGACCGGAAACACCCTGTCGCCCAAGGTCAACACCCAGGCGAGCGACGAGATCACCGACTCCCGGCTCAGCCAGGGCTCGGTATCGACCAGCGTCGACATTCAGGGCGACCTGACGGCCGAACTGTCCTACGGCACCTTCGACAAGCTGCTGGCCGCTGCCTTCTACAACAACTGGGCCAGCAACGTCCTGTCTGTCGGTGACATCCGTCAAACCTTCACGGTCGCCAAGAACTACGGCGACGTGAACGTCTACGCCTTGTTCCGAGGCATGCACGTTTCGATGTTCAAGCTGGACATCCCCTCCGACGGCAAGATCACCACCACCTTCACCCTGGCTGGCCTGGACTACGCGGACAGCGACACCAACACCGTGACCACGGTGAATGCGCCGACAACTTCGCCATTCATGAGTAACGTGAACGTTGGCACGCTGCTGGTGAATGGTCAGTCTCTCGAGGGCATTGCCTGCGTATCCGCTCTGTCGATCAGTCTCGACAACAGCCTGCAGGTCCAGCGCTGCCTGGGTACTGCTCGGCTCGGGCCTGGTGCGCAGATCGCTACCGAAGCCGCCATCACCGGCAGCATCACCATGGCCTGGTCCAATCAGGCGTGGCTGTTCTGGAAAAACCAGTTCACCCGCGCGCCGATCTCCGTCGTGTTCCCGATCACCGACAGCCTGGGCAACAGCTACACGATCAACTTCCCGGCCATCGAGATCGACGGCGACCTGCCAAACGGCGGCAAGCGTGACCTGATCGAGGTAACGCTGAACTTCACCGTCAGCAAAGTCTCTCCGACCATCACCCGCGCACCGTTCGTGCCCGTGACCAGTCTGTCCGTTGCTCCGACCACCGCTTCGATCGCCGTCGCCGCCACTCGTCAACTTACCCCTACTGCATTGCCGAGCGGCTCCAGCCAGAACGTCACCTGGTCCAGCGCTACGCCGTCGGTTGCCACGGTCAGCAGTTCCGGCCTGGTCACTGGCGTATCGGCTGGCACCGCCGTCATCACCGCGACCAGCGTTTCCGATCCGACCAAGACCGCTACATCGACCATCACGGTCACCCCGTAACCGATCCAACCCTTTTGACTGCTCCGGTGATTACGCCAACCGGGGCGGTCTTTTTTGGCGTGGCGTAGAGGATTCATCATGGGCTTTAAACTGAAAAAACGAGTCAAGCACGTTGATGCGAAATGGTTCGATTTCGACGATGAAACCAAGGTTCAGTTGGGATCGATCGACAACCCCGACTACCAAGTGGCGCTGGCGCGCCTGCGTCGCGAGATCCAGCGCAACGACGCCAAGTTTGCTATGGGCGAGGTGGGCGTGATTGATGGCGAGAAGACGGAGTATGAAGGCCAGTGCCGGCTGCTCGCCAACCACGTCATCAAGGACTGGTCCGGCGCCCAGGATGAAGACGGCAATCCGCTGGCGTTCTCTCCGGAAAACGCGGAGGCAATGCTTCTCGGTGATACCGAGGCTTTCCTGTTCGTCATTCAGTCCGCCAGCACCTATGCAACAGAGCTTCGCGAGGAGCTGGAAGAAGTTGTGGAAAAGCCCTCGCCAGGTACCGCTGGGAAAAAGAGTGGGGCGGCCAAACCGAGAAAAGACGAGTCATCTATGACCGCCTGAAAATCAAGGTCCCAGACGAGCCCGAGTCCGATCCGGTGACCGCATATTTGCTGAACACGTTCAGGAATATCGGTCGCGGACGCCGGGTTTTACCCCTAATGACTGGCGCTCACCCAATGCCGCTGGCGGCCAGGGAGATCAGCGACTGGCTTGAGGCTCATCCATCACCTCTGCCACGCTACTGGGTGGACGAGGTGGTTTTTGCCCTGGACTACATTGTTTTGTCGGAAGACAAAGAGGAATGATCATGAGCGATAAAACGCCTGATACCACTGACAAGGGAGAGGGAGCCGTGCACATTGTTCGACTGGCTCCGTCGGACGCCAAGCGCCTGGACGACATCCAGAAAGGCCTGGATGCCATCGTGGTGCTATTGCGGCAGGCTGCAGCGCAAGGGATGCCTGTCTAGACATCTAGGCCTTCGCTATCAGAGCCTCGGCCTTTTCAATTCTCATGAGGAAGTCCGGGATGCGGAGATGGACTTGCGCAGCATTTCCAGACGCGACCATGGGCTGCTCTTTGTAGTCCTCGGCCATTTCAACCCAGCGCAAACAAACGGCAATCTCTGCCTCGAAGTCTTTCTGCTTGCGGAATAGGATTGCCGCGCGCTGGAAATAGAAAGGGGCAGCGCAAAGTCGCTCGCCTGGAGGCTGCTGCCAATAATTACGCTCTTCGGCCTTGCAGCACTTGAGCATGATCTTTAGGTCATTCTTTTTATCTGCCAGTTCATAAGTGGGTCTGCCGTCTACCTCGGCAAGAGCGCCCGCCGTCCTTAGAAGCTGTTCTGCCGATATCGTTGTATTGGGCATCCTCATTCCTTTGGGTAGCGCTTGCGGGGTTTTGGGCCTTTGCTGGGCTGAGCGGCCGCCCATTCTGCTGGATCTTCGATCCTTCTGAGCGCGTCAAGCATTGCGGATAGGAGCACATGCTCTTTGTCGGTGACATCTTGGCCCATCGTAGCCAGCAATCGCTCTTTGCTGACTGCGTGGGACATGGGCGAGCCTGGCGCGTCACCGCTGTCATCATCGGCCTGCGATTCGATTTCATCGCCATCGGCGAGCTCTACCGGCCCCTCCATGGCTCGATGAAAGCTACGCCGCATGCGGTCCTCCTTAGAAAAGGACTGCTCAAGGCGAGATATCAACTCAGCGTTTACTGAGCGTCTATTTTTGTCTGCGGATAGCTTCAGAAGCTCATAAAGGCTCTGAGGCATGCGGAACTGAGATCTATAAATTTCTTCCATGTCACTATCTTGTCACTCAATAATATCGGCTGTATAGTGACTGCGTGTCACTAAGGAGGCTTTATGAGCGAGCAAGCAAGAACGCAGGTAAGGTTTCCTGGCGAGCTTATGGAGTGGTTGAAGCAGCAGGCTCGTGAGCAAAATCGCTCAATGAACGCCCAGCTTGTGGAGATCATCCAGCAGGCCAAAGGGAAGACCAAAAATGAACGGGCATAAAAAAGCCCCGGTCGCGCCAACGACCAGGGCTCATGAAGCAGAACGTAAATCTTCTAGGAAAAACGTCATGACCAATTCTATAGCAGTTACTGAAGAACACAATGCCCAGCAGACCGCGAGGGTTTATCAGTTCAAGCAGTCCAGCGAAGTCCGCGTCTGGCTCATTGATGGCGAGCCATGGTTCTACGCTGTCGATGTCTGTGCTTCCATCGCCTTGACCGACACCAATAAGGCGCTTCTCGGCCTGGATGATGACGAAAAATGCGAACACGAACAGTATTCGGGTTCGGGTCGTAAGCCGATTTTGATCAATGAATCCGGCCTCTACTCCCTGATTCTGCGCAGCCGGAAGCCAGAGGCTAAAGCGTTCAAGAAGTGGGTTACGTCCGAAGTGCTGCCGAGCATCCGTAAGACCGGCGCCTACATCCATGCTCCCGCCATGCGGCCAAAGCTCAGCAAGGAGCATGCTGCAAAAATGCAGAATCTCGCGTGGCGTATGACCAGCGGCTGGGCTCTTGGCGAACATGCTAAGGACTGGATTTACAACCACCTTCGGGTTGTCTTTCAGGTAGCAAAAATTCAAGACCTGCCCGACGACCAGTTCGACAACATCATGAGTCTGTTGTGGAGCAAAGAAGCGTCAGTCAGCAGCTTCAACTGCTTCATGATGGAAGCTCGCAGCTACTTTGAAAAAGAGGTACTCGGTGGCGGCCAGCCTTGGACGCCAACCATCAAATCCAAGCTCAGTCGCCAGCTCAAGCGCGAGGTGATTCTTCCGCCGATAGTCGACTGGCTCGCCCTGGCTAAGCAGGTTTCCCCGGTCGTCGGCAAAAGGAGCGCCGCATGAGCATGGATCTGCTGACTCTCCGTATCACCGGGACCTCTCCGCTGATGATGCATAGCGACCGACTGGCAAATCCTTTGCTGCCTGAGACCAAGGCGCACAAGGAGTTGACGGCAAAGCGCAAAAAGACCGACGACGACCATCTGGCAATTGCTCGGTCCGAGTTCATTGCCGGTGCGTACTTCGACGAGAAGGCCGGGTTTTACATTCCAGGCCAGAACTTCGATGCGACGTTTTGGGCGGGAGCCAAGCTGCAAAAGCTGGGCGTCCACTGGAAGCGCGGCGCCATGGTGATGACGGATCGGGCAAAGCTGGAGTTCAGCGGCCCGGACACTCCGGCCAAGCTTTGGGAGGACACTCGCTTCGTTGACTGCCGAGGCGTGAAAGTAGGGCAGGCCAAGATCATGCGCTACCGCCCGATCTTCCTCGACTGGGCCGTCACTCTTGAGGTGGTCGTGAATCCCGATGTGCTGGATGTCGCTGAGGCCAAGAAGGCTATCTCCGACTCAGGCAAGTTGATCGGTGTTTGCGAGTATCGCCCACGCTTCGGTCGCTTTGAGGTGGCTTATGAGTGAACTTGATCGCTACCCGTTGTGGCGACAGGCCGTGCAGGACTTCATCGCCGAGTTCCGGTATGGCGATATCGTTGGTCACGAATGGCTTGAGGCCCGCTTCGGTATGCCAGGGTTAACCGAAGACCAGCAGTTAACCGCCGACAAATTCAGGGAGCGGCAATTCGAATGGCTGGCCAACGTAGAGGCGTTCAAGGCCGAGCTGCTTCGGGACCATCAGATTTGCCTGCAATCTATTCGCGGCAAAGGTTACCGCTGGGTTCCGCCGAGTGAGCAGACCGATCTTGCCGTCGCGGACTTCCAGCGCGGCGCCAAGAAGATCTTCAGTGCGGCAGGGCAGCGTCTTCGCCATCTACGGGTATGCGAGCTGTCTGATGGTGAGCGAAAGAGTAACGTCGACGCCGTGGCAAAGCTGTCAGCGCTTCAGGGCATGACGCGGAAAGGACTAGCATTGGATTGATTTGGCAGGCCAGGGTGGGCTATGTCTTGGTTTGGCAAGGTGTGCTGAGGTAAGGGCTGAAAACAGCGTAATGTCGATTGGTATCAGTCGGCATTGCGGTGTGGAAACACCATATGCCGAGGCACGGATGGGCATGGTCCGGCTTGGTAAGGTAGGGCGCGGCTTGGGCTGTAAACAGCGTTCAGCCACTTCTCTCGAGGTGGCTGAGCGGTGCGAAAGCACCAGTTGGAGATATGGCCGGGTCAGGCGAGGCTAGATCAGGCAAGGCCGGGTCTGGCAGGGTATGGGTCGTAAACGGCATTGAATGGGCACCTTCGGGTGCCTTTTCTTTTGGCGGCTCCCTTGCGGTGGTAGATTGCCATCTTTATCAGGGAGTTTGTCAAAATGAGGAAGTTGGTTATCTCTGCTCTTGTATGCGCGCTGTTTGCTGGTCCGGCGAGCGCAAAAGACTTTAATGCTAGTCAGAAGCGAGCCATCGAGAAGGCCATCAAAGAAAAGCTGATCGATCCCGAGAGCGCCAGATTCAAGTTTCCCGAGATTGCGACGACCGACGTTTATTGCGGATTAGTGAACTCTAAAAACCGGATGGGCGGGTATACAGGAGATGCTGTGTTCCAGGTCTTAGTAACGCCTCAAGGAAAGAGCGGGACATTCGTTTATGTTTTCGGGATTGGTGATGCCGACCCCGAGAGTTCTACAAGCGCCATCCTTCTGAAAACGTGCTCTGACAAAGGGTATAGATTTTAGATTTAAAAATTCACAAGACCCGCTCCGGCGGGTTTTTTTATGCCCGGAGAAACGTATGGCCATGACTTCCCGCCTTGCACTTGAGGTTGACGGCAAGGCAGCAGAGCAGCAGGTTTTGGCTGTCCGCAAAGCTCTGGAGGCACTGACGGAGGCCGGCCTTCGTGCTGGGCCGGCACTGTCCGGAGTCTTTACCGGTATCGCCAGTGCCGCCAAGGGCGTCGGCGCAGCAGCAAATAGCATCGATACCGCTCGAAAAGCGCTTGACGGGCTGAATGAGTCAGGGAAAAAGACCGCAGGCACGATTAACGGAGCCGCTGGAAGCATCTCAGTGCTTGGCGGGAATGCCGCTTCAGCCGAAGCAAAACTCGCGGCGGCTCGCAGAGAGCTTGATGCGCTCAACCAGGCAGCAGCTAAATCCGCTGCCGCCATGGCTGGCGCGGGCGGCGCTATGAACAATCTTGGCCAGGGCGCCAGAAACGCGGCAGGCCAGATGCAGGGCCTGGAGCGTCAGGTTAAGTCTCTTGCAGCTCAGGCTGCCGGGCTGGCCGGGCCTTTGTTGGCAGCATTGAGCGTGAAAGCTTTCTACGATGCAGCAGAAGCCTATTCGACGCTGACTAACCGCATGAAGCTTGTAACAAGCGGATCGCAGGAATTGGCACAAGCGCAGAGCGCGGTATTCGCTATTGCACAAAGCTCACACCAGCCTTTAACTGCTACCGCTGAGTTATATCAAAGGATCGCGACCAACCAAAAAGAACTAAAGCTTTCCGGCGAAGGTGTGGCCGGGGTTGTGGGAACCATCAGTAAGACACTGGCTATCTCTGGCGCCTCTGCCGCGTCCGCAAACGCGGCGCTCGTCCAGTTGGGCCAAGCTTTCGCATCTGGAACACTGCGCGGCGAGGAACTGAATTCCGTAATGGAGCAGGCGCCAGCATTGGCCCAGGCTATCGCTAAAGGCATGGGTAAGACCGTTGGCGAGTTACGGGCGCTTGGAGCGGCCGGCCTCCTTACCGCCGACGCGGTAGTCAAGGCCTTGCAGGCTCAGCAGGGTGCTGTAGATGAGTTATTCAGTAAGACGTCTGTAACTATCGGGAACAGCCTGACGACACTCGGCAATTCGTTCACTCAATTCGTCGGCAAGATGGACCAGGCCTCAGGTGCTAGCGCCGCTATCTCGTCCGAAATTGTAGCTGTGTCTCAGGTGATCGATTCACTCACCGGCAGTTCTGACGAGCTGTCCACGACGTTAAGCGCAGTTGGCGCGGTAATGTCTGGCGCTGCGGCCGCAGGAGCCGTCTTGCTCGCAAACAAGATCGCTACGACCGTATATGCATATGCGGCTGCACGCTCGGCAGCTATAGCACAGGCAGAAGCTACGCTGAATGCGGCGGTCGCGGACCAAGTGAAAGCGCAGAGCGCTACCGTCCTCGCAGAGAGAGAGGCCATTGCTGCAAGAGGAACTGCAGCACAGACAATTGCGTCCATCGCTCTGGCTGAAGTGAGAATGAAGGAGGCTGCCGCAGATACGATTGCCGCAACAGCCAAGGTTGAGCTACAGGCAGCATCAGCAGGTCTGCTTGGGTTTCTCACCGGGCCAGTGGGCATCGCTCTGGCGGTTGGCACCGTTGCTGCGTCAATGTTTTTGCTGCACGACAACACCGATGCCGCTACGAAGTCTCTTGATCAGCAAGGTCTTTCGGTAGACCAGATCATCAAAAAGTACGACGAACTCAACGCCGCACAGCAGCGCGTGAAGCGACTTGAGTGGGTCGACGAGCAGAAGACTTCACTTGAAGCCGCTGATAAGGCGCTGGCCTCGTATGTTGATCGGGTGAAAAACGGTGCGCTGTCCGGCCCTCTTGGCGCGACCGGCATTGGCAGCTTGACTGATGAATTTAATCGTTTGATTGAAGAGGTCCGTGGCGGCCAGCGAGATCTGGACAGCGTTAACCAGTGGCTCAAAGAATCCATCGATCTGAATGGTCGGGCGGAGGCGGCACTAGGAAGAACTGCCGCCGAATACACCCAGGACATCAATCGGAAAAAGGAACTGGATGTCGTTCTCGGGCTGGTAGACAAAAGCCAGAAGGCCGTCACCAAAAGCGCCGGCGAACTAAGGGACGCCCAAAGCCAAGGCCAGGCTCAAACCAAAGCCCAAACAGCCGAAATCGACAAGTATCTGGCGAAGCTACGTGAGCAGGTCACCCTGTTTGGAGCAAGCAAGAAGGTAGTTGCCGAATACGAAGCTGCGAAGATGGGCATGAATGCTCAGCAGACTGAAGAGTCTCGTATCCTCGGATCGATACAGGATGTTCAGGAGAAGTATCGGGATGCCCTGAAAAAGAACGACGAGGCCCGGAAAGAGTCGCTTCGCGTTGAGCTGGAGGCGCTGATAACGCAGCGCAATGCATCTGAGGATGCGGCAAAGCAGTCTACTGAAGCTATTAATCGCATCCATTACGCATCTGACAAAGCTCTTGGGGAGAGTGTTCAGCGCAGGATTCAGGAGCTGTCGCGCCTTGCGACGTTTGCGAGCTCTCTGCCCAGCAATGTCAATTATCTGACCGGGCAGGGCATCAAGAAGGAAACAGTTGAAGGCCGTTCCATGGTTCCTATTGGCGCCCCGACCCCAAAGGTCTCTACTGCCGAGGACGCCCGGAAAACTGCGAAGCAAGAAGCTAGCGATCTGATCGATCAGATTAATGAAACGTCCGAGGCGCGTACCCGTGCGGCCAAGGCATACACCGAGTCTGCCGGGCAGAAGATGCTTAACCAGGCTAGCGAGCAGGCCGCAGTTCTACGTGAGCAAAACACCCTGTACGACCTGCAAAGAGGATCGATCGAGAAGATTGGCCCCGAACAGCAAAAGCTGATCAAGTGGGAGCAGGAGCTTGCTGACATTAAGAGCAAGAAAACGCTTACTGCCGACCAAAAGTCATTGCTGGCGAACCAAGACCAGATCACCGCTGCGCTAAAACTAAACGCCGAAGAAGAGAAGAGGGCTCAGGTAAAGCAACGGAGTTTCGATCTAGACCAAAAAGCAGTGGAGTTCGCAAAAGGCGTTGCTGCCGACCTGGCCTTGGCTCAGCAAGGCCTGAACAATGACCTTGCTGGGGTTGGGCTCGGACAGGAGGGGCGCCGTCGATTGCAGGAAGACCTGAAAATCCGCCAAGATTTTCAGAAAAAAATGAATGACCTGCAGGACGAACTGGGCAAGGGAGAGATCGATAGGGACCGTTACGACAAGCAGACCGCTATATTGGAAAGCGCTCTAGACAAGCGCCTTGCGATGCAGCAGGAGTACTACCGCAAGCTCAGAATTCAGCAGGCGGATTGGACCAATGGCGCTAAGTCCGCACTTCAAGACTACATGGACGAAGCCAGAAACCTCAGCGGGCAAACCTACACCCTGTTCTCCAACAGCCTGCACGGCCTGGAAGACGTGTTCGTCAACCTGGCCAAGACCGGAAAGCTTTCGTTCAAGGACCTTACCGACTCCATCATCGCCGATCTGGCGCGCATGGCGGCCAAGACCCTGATCGTTCAGCCGCTGATCAGTGCTTTGTTCGGTGGCGGGGGTGGCGCTGGCGGAGTTGCTGCGCTCGGCGGCCTGGCAGCGATATTCGGCAGCTCCGGCTCGTCAGGCTCCAGTGGCTCGGGCGGCACCAGCATTGGCAGCCTCGCCAATACCGCATCAAGCGCCTACAGCATCGTCACCGGTGTTGGCCCGGCTGCGTCCGCAGGTTATGCAAGCGGCGGCGTTATGGGCGCTGCGCAAGGCATTGGCAACTATTACACCGGTCTTGCGAGCAATGCTGTAAGTACGATCAGTAATTGGTTTACCAGTGCAGGCGGTCAGGCTGCTGCAAGTGCGGTAGGCCAGACGGCTGCTGAGGCTGCGGTTAGCGCTGCTGCTGGGCAGGGCGCCGCTTCAACTGGTTATGGCTACGGCTCATCACTGGTTGCCGGGGAAATTGGTAGTGCGACGTATGCCGCACCGGCCAGCACCGGCAGCCTGGCCTATGTGTGGCCGCTGGCTATCCTGATGGGCATGTACCAGTCCGGCAAGCTATATGACTCCGGCGTCCGCTATGACAAGGACGCAGTTGAAGGGTCGAAGCTGAGCAAGGTCGGCGACAAGCTTGGCACTGCCGGTATCGACCGTAAGATTGCTTTCGAATCTATCGGGCTGGCGGATAAGGCGCTGAGCGGGCTGTTCGGCGGCAAGACCGGGGCAATCCTCTCCGGCTCCACGTTCGCCATGGCGGTTGAGGGCTACATCAGCTCCAAGCTGTTCGGTACCGGGTACCAGACGAAGGACTCAGGCCTGTCCCTGCAGGCCACCAACGGCGACCTGGTCGCGCAGTCTTATCAGGACCAGAAAAAGAAGAAGGGGTTGTTAGGGGGCAGTAACAAAAAGCGCACTGTCTATGGCGAACTTGGAGACGACCAGGAACAACAGCTTCAGGAGCTCTATGCGGCTACTCAGATTGGCGTAATCGACCTGGTCAAACAGATCGGCGTCACCGTTGAGGATGGCGCGTTCGATGCGATGAAAATCGCCGAGATGAAGATCTCAACCCAGGGCAAGACCGACGAAGAGATTCAAAAGGCTGTTAGCGGCTGGTTCAGTTACGCGAGTGACGTCATGGTGGCCACGCTCGACAAGGGGGTGGGCGGCTTCGGCTACTCCTTCACCGAACTGGCCCGGCGCATCAACGTCTTCACCGGCTTCAATGCTCAGCTCGATTTGATCGACGTCAAGATGTACAAGCTCTCTGCCGAAAGCATGGAGCTGGCCAACGCTTTGGTTGAGGCGGCCGGCGGCACGGAGGCCATGACCGCCAACATCAACACCTACTACGACAAGTTCTTCAGCGATACCGAGAAAACCAGCGATGCCCTGGCCGCCGTACAGAAGCAATTCAGCGACATGGATGTTTCCCTGCCCGGCACCCGCGACGCGTACAGAGACATGGTTTCGGCCATTGACCTGACGACTGAGTCCGGTCAGCAACTATTCCTGAAGCTGACCGCAGCCGCCGGGGCTGCCGCTTCGGCCTACGACATCCTCGAAGCGCGCCAGGCCACTTACTACACCGGTTTTTATAGCGAAGCAGAGAACACGGCCAGATCGGTCGCGTCCATCACTGCCGAGTTCAAGAAGGCCAATGTCACGTTGCCAGACACCCGGGCGGGCTACCGGAAGATGGTCGAGGGGATCGACCAGACAACGGAATCGGGTAAGAAGCTCTACGAGACGCTGATGGCGCTGTCCGCTGACGCGGACACCTTCTATAAGGCGCAGGAGCAGACAGCAGCAGCGGCGCAGGCAACTGCAATGACTGCTGTGTCTACCGCCATGAGCGCCTTGCAGCGCGCCGTCGACGCTCAGAAGACCGCGCTCACCAATGCCTACAACGATCAAGTTTCGGTGCTGAATGACTCGGCATCGTCACTATCGACGAGCATTTCGGGCCTGACCAGCATCGGCAACTCGCTGGACGCGGCGTTGAAGTCGCTGAACGGAACGTCGGATACGGCCGTGAAGATGCTGCGCAGCCAAGCGGAAGCCACGCTGCAAAGCGCCTTGGCGACAGCGCGGTCGGGCGGCTCCTTGTCCGGTTTCTCTGGTTTGACCGATGCGCTGTCAACCGTCAGCGACAACAACACCGATCTGTACAGCTCCCTGGAAGACTTCAACCGCGACCAAGGCCGTACAGCGAACGTCGTTGCCGAGTTGAACGCAATCAACGGCGTGCAACTGACCACTGAACAGAAGGCCCTCGAGGCGGTTCAGGACCAGCTGAAGCTGTTAAAGCTGACTTATGACGCGCAGATCAAGGAATTGGATGATTCGCTGGCCCAGGCTCAGGCGCAGATTGACGCACTGAACGGTGTCGATACGTCGGTAATCAGTGTCAGGGATGCGGTCAACGCGATGAATGCGGCGGTTGCGGGCGCTATCAATGCGCTTGCTGCGTCGTATGCATCGGGCGGCCTAAATCCCCCTGGGGCTGGCACAGGCTATACGGGCTCGGGCGGGGGCGTCGGCTACAACGACATCAACAGCATTTTCAATGACGTGCTGGGTCGTGACGCATCGACTACCGATGCCGCTTATTGGGCCGGGCTTGCAGCCGGGAAGACTGCCGAACAGCTCGCAGCGGCTATCAAGGCGGATGCTCAGGCAAATGGTGAGCTTCCGAAGTTTGCCATGGGGGGCTTCCATTCTGGCGGCATTCGTCTTGTGGGAGAAAACGGCCCCGAAATAGAGGCGACCGGCCCGGCTCGATACTGGAGCGCGTCTAAGTCCGCTGCAGCCCTCAATGGAGCGAGCTCGTCACAAACCTCCGGCGAGATGGTAGAGCGCCAAGCGTGGACCAACAGATTGCTCAATCAAATTATCCAGGCAATCAACAAGCAAACGTCTGGCGGCATCCCTGTCTTCATGGTGAACGCATGAAAGTTGTCGCACCGATTGATATCAGTACCTCGATCATTTCAGCCTACAACGTGCCCGTGTCACCCTATGCTGCATGGTCGTCTACGACAGCCTATGCGATCGGTAATAAGGTCACGATAGGGCAGTATGACTACGAGGCACTGGTAGCAAACACCAACCGCAACCCGGAGACCGACACCGTCACGCCAGCAGCATGGTTGAATCTTGGCCCGTCTAACCGGTGGGCCATGTTCAACAAGCGGATCGGCAAGACATGGCAGGTCGGCACCAAGACCACCAACCCCAACACCATAGACATAACCTTCTTGCCAGGTCAGGCCATTAACTCAATTGGTCTTGTCGGAGTTATAGCGGATAAAGTCACGGTGCAGGTAATTGTCGCGGGCAGCATCGTTTTCTCTCGCGAGATGGTAATGTCATCCAAGACAGCGGTTGACTGGTATGACTATTACTACGGCCCTTTCGTGACAAAGGACAATCTGGCGTACACTGACTTGCCGTCCTATTCGAACGCAAGTATCAGGGTGATCGTCGATAACGCAGGCGAAACCGCCGAAGTTGGTATGATGATTCTCGGGCAGCAGAACAGCATAGGATGGGCTATATGGGGTACTGGTATTGGATTGGAAAACTACTCTCTATCTAGCGTAGACAACTTTGGAAATATTACACAGATAGAGAGGGGGTCTAGAGATACCGTTGATTTTGACTGTCGAAATTACAAAGATCAGGTCGGGAATATTAAGCGGATCTTAAAGCCGATGAAGGATCAGGCGGCGATGTATATCGGTAGCGAAGACGTTGATGCAACTATCATCATCGGAAAGCTTGAAGACTTTAACCTGACCTTCGCCAACGTGGCGCTGGTTGAATTCTCCATCTCTGTGTTGAGTCTAGAATAATGGCCACTCCAGTAATCGATTTTCTTCCGTCGCCGCCAGTGCCAACGGATTCTCCTCCAGTATTCGCCACCAAGGCCGGGGCATTTGTCACGGCTCAGGCCGCTATGGTCCCGCAGCTAAATGCGGCATTTACATGGCAAGCGGCATCTGAAGCCGCGAGTCTCGATTACAAAAATGCGGCCGCCGGTAGCGCCACGGCAGCAGCAGGCTCTGCAACCTCAGCCGCATCGAGCGCGACGGCAGCGACCACAAACGGCGCCGCACAGGTCACCCTGGCGACAACTCAAGCTAACAATGCTGCCAGTTCTGCGAATCAAGCTCAGATTGCCGCAGCCGCAGCAGGGTCTGCCGCAGGATTACCAAGCTTCACTGGTAAAGATGCGTTTGATGTTCTGCAAATCAATGCTGCAAAGAATGGCGTCCAATGGGGAAAAGTAGGTCAATCGGTTGGGGATATTCTTGTTACGGCAAGGGCGCCGGGTGCGACTTATGCGACAGGAAATCGGTCAAGCTATTTTCAATCGGCTTACCCGGATTTGTACGCGCTTATTGGTTCATTGCCGGATGCGGACCGTTCAACTATAACGACAGGTACATTAAATGCTTCGTTTCCGGGTGATGCACTTTCATCACGGTTAACGGCTGATAGTGGGTCCTTGCTTATCGCTTTGTGTACCAACATTGCTTTCTGCTACACGTCATCTGACCGTGGACTTACCTGGACTCGTCGTGCAACACCTGTTTTCAACTGGAAATCAATCACGGTTAAGTCCGGATTATTTCTCGCTTCGACGACTGACAACCCAGGTCAAACCTACACCACAACAGACGGCATTACGTGGACAGCTAGAGCAACACTTTCGGTATCGCCGCAGCTAGGGGTAGTTGCTGGTCTTTTTGTATTGATAGATCAAACAGGCGCGGACGCATTTAATCGCACGTCACCAGATGGCATAACTTGGACTGCAAGGGTCGTCCCTACGGTTTTACCCATTGTCGGTCTTTTCAATATAAATGGATTTTTAGTATCCTTGGCCGGTAATGCAACCAGTTATGCGTATACCTCAGATGGTATCAACTGGCTTAACACATCAACATCGGGTAATTTTCAGTCTATCCAGTATATTGCGGGAACATACTACGCTGTGAATAACAGCGCTGACGGCGGTTTATTTACCGCTGGCTCTTTAGCGGGGCCGTGGACGAAAACTATTGCTCTTGCAGTACCGAGCGGTGGTTTTTCTACTTTTACAGGAGCATCGCAAGGAGCAGTATCTGCAATAGATGGCGTCATCATATTCCCGGCGGCAGCAGTAGCCGCCGCATGGGTGTCTAACGATTCAGGAAAAAGCTGGGATTACCGATTGACGCCGGTAATTTTAAACGGCCCGTTGCCGCTACCCGGCAGGTTTTTGCATCTTGCCGCAGCCAATACCGCGTATAGCATGCCGCTTCGTTCTTACGATTCAACTGTAAATTTCATTACTCCGAAGTCAGCACCCCAACCGTGGCCGTTAAC